CTGGAGTAGCAGTTTGACGGTGGCTGGGTCGACAGTTAGTGATCCAGCCTCAAAGATGACCGGACCGATTGATGTGGCACCAATCTCACCAAAGGGCACAATCTGGCCAGTAATGGTACGGCCCTCTTGGGATGCTGCAGTAATTTGGCTGCTAAAGCGTACGACTAACTCAGGCTGACTCATTGGAACCTCCAGACGGTGCAATGGCTGTTGATGGTGCATAGTCCACCATGTCTCGGGCTTCATCAACAGTGATGATGCCTGCTTGTGTAAGTTTGATGGCAATGTCGGCTTGGTCTGCTGGGTTACCTCGTAGGAAGTCGTCCAGGTCAAACTTTACGTACTGGCCTCGAGGTGTCACATCATCCATGCTCAGACGGTCCTCAATGCAGGTGATGATTGGGCGTAGACCAAAGTCAACTAGGCTACGGCGTTCAGCAGATACGTTGCTGTATGTGCTAGATGCCGATTCGGCGTTCAGGTACCATGCCGGGATGCCCATGAGGCGAGCCACTTCACTAGCTGCATGAGAACGGGCCTCGACAAGTTGCATCTGAGCCGAGTCAAACCCGAGTGTTTGCAGTTTGATTGGACCCTCGGTGTAGGCGGTGGAACGGTCACGGCGTGCCTGCTTAAAGGATGCTAGGAGTTTTGCTACAGAGTCGCCATCAAGGTTCATGCCCTCATTGTTGAGAACCATCTGTGGGACGGGCTCGGATGCCATACGGTAGGCGGCGGCTTCAAGCTCGATGGCGGTCTGGATGGTACGGCCTGCACGGGACAATACACCCTCGTCCCAGCCTTGGAACACAATCAGGGAACCCAAACCGTCGTTAGGTAGTTTGTTGCCATCAATGTTGTATGAATCGATGATGGAACGGTCTGTGGCTAGATTGTATGAAACTCGAGTTGGGTTGATTCGGCGTAACTTGTATGGACGGCCATCAGCAGGTGAAACGTCCATAACCTGTAGGTAGCCGACACCATAAAACAGTAGATCCTCAGCGAGCCAAGTGATCGTGACTGCCCGGGGTACTGCTGGGTCAGGCTGGTCGATAACTTTACGGCGTGTAATCTCTTGGTCTTGGCTGTTGAACTCACACAAAGGGATGGTGCCGATGGTGCCTGCCAGTACGTTACGTGCACGGGCTACAGCTGGAACACTCATGGCAGATTCACGGGTTACATAAACCGAGCCCAAGTTATCAAACGGCATCCCATACGATCCGTAGGATGGTGGAGTGTAAGGCAAAACGGCTGCAGTAACAGTTGGCACATACTCAGGTGATGGCTCACCAGTATTTAGCCTCATAGCGTTGAGAATCCCCACAGGAACACCCTAGCAGACGGGTCGAACATTTGTTCGACTATTTGACCTTCAGTGAGGTCTTATCCACACTGATTGACTTGCAGCAATCAGCGTATGAGTCACAGTCTTGGGTCGGGCATCCAGTACGGCAAGCCATTATGCTTCCTCGACTGGGAATGTTTGATTGAATCCTATTTCGTTGCCGTTCTCATCACGAATGATGACAAGGATAGAACCATCATCGAGGGTAATTGGATTATCTTGTATCATGTCAGCCTGCTAAATACTGCCGATGCAGTTCCAATAGATTGTGCAGTAGCCGATGCTGGCAAATCGGTTTGTCCACTATTGCTCAAAATACGATATGGGGTAAGTTGTGGATATTGATCTTGTGTTCCTGCAAAACTTGGCTGACCAAATGTACCACCAGTGTTGTAAGCAATCATGGCAAAAGCATAAGTAGTGCCAGCATTCAAAGTATAAGTAGATGGGTAGCCACCAGTTGTATTTAATGCTCTTGTGTAAATTGTGCTTAAAGTATTTCCCAAAGTTGCATCAGATGCCGTTCGAGCGACAAGAGTCATAGTAGTGTTATTTGTACCACTTGCTGTGTACAACCCCATCCTTCTTACTGTTGTGCCACCAACATCTGTGCCGGCAGTGGTGCAATAAACACTGAAATTGCTCATAGTAAAAGTTTCACTTGGTGTAAAAAGCGCATAAAACACGTTGCCATTAGCCATGTTTCGGCTGGCATTTATAAGTGTACGTGGGACTGTATCCAAAGATGATGCTAAAGCATAATCATCAATCTTTTTTCTTGTAACTGTGTATGCAGTTCCACTAATCTTTGTGGTGGCAATGGCAGCCGAAGCATTGATGTCAGCATCAAGAATTGTGCCATTTAGGATCATATTTGATGTAACAACGCCTGTGTCATTAGTGCCGACTAGTTGCCCACTGTATGATGGGAAAGTTACTACAGCGGAACTATTCGTGCTGTTAGTTATTTGTGCATTACTGATACCACTATTGACTGTAAGTGTTGTCGTTTCAATGTCGTTAGCATTCATAATGGACTGCCCGTACATGTCCAATGTTCCAGTCATAGATAAACTGCCATCGAGCGGTAATGCAGCATTAGCAATACTCAAAGCGTCGGATGCTGTTGATCCAGCAGCTGATGCCAAGTCCCATGCCGCCTTGACATTCTTAGGTGTGGCAGCAGTAGTCACACTGGTGCTTGATGTTGAGTCAGTGAGTGCTACAGCACCCCTAGTGCCAACTGCGGCATCAGCAATAGTAATAGTACCTGTAGAAGTAATAGGTGAACCACCAGTAGAAAGTGGTGCAGTTGCAGAAACAGAAGTAACACCAGTAGCAGCAGGAGTAGCCCATTGAGTATTGTAATTAGTTCCATCAATCTTTACTAATGCTTGACCAGTAGTTCCACCAACAGGAACACCAGGTCCAGCAGGACCAGTGTCTCCTTTTGGAAGCACAAGATTTAATGTCTGTGAAGGACTAGTTCCAGTAATAGTAGCAGAAGCAGTAGTTCCTCCAGAAACAGTTCCAACACCAAGGACATTAGAAGGTCCAGCAGGACCAGGAACAGTACTAGCAGGACCTTCAGGTCCAGTAAGTCCAATAGTGCCTTGAGGACCCTGCAAACCCTGGTCATTAGAAATAGTTACAATAGTCTCGTCAGTAGATTGATTAATGCTGACATTAACTACATCGTCAGAAACACTAACCTCAGTTACATCCTGAAGAACAGTAACATTATTGACAGTCTCATAGACTGTAACATCTGTAGACATTAGCGAGTCACTTCAGCCTTGACAATAAACTTTCCCTCAAGGACAGCCTCAGGATTACCACTAGGGTCAGTCAATTCAATATCGTACACCCAAGTGCCAGCAGGCAAAGTAGCCATAGTAGCACCAGAAACAGTTACAAGAACATCACCATTGACACTACCAGCATTAAGAGTAATGTTAGTAGGACTAACAAGATTAAGAAGAGTAGTAGATGATGTTACACTCTTACGCACCTGCATTGCTGCAGAATAACTTCCAAGATTAATACCAGTACCATTGGTAGCAAGATTAAAACGTAGTTTGAAACGAGTACCCTGACGGGCAGTGATAGGATAAATACCTGGTTTCATTGCAGTCTACCTTCTATATGATGTTCAATATGTTTATCTAAACGGTCCTCTACCTTGTTCAACTGATAGTTGACACCATCAAGTAGAGTCTTAATTTCTATAACTAACTTTGCAATATCTGGCAAAGACTTACCCCCATTAGCATTGGGTTGAATAGGATAAGTGTGTTCCTTAATATAATTCTTTAGAGGAGTGACAACAAGCCACTTTCCTAAAACAATAGCCATAGTGAAGCAGGTGGAAATAATTCCAACAATTGATGCTTTGTCTTGTAACGTCATTAGATTGGACTCACATCATAACCCAAAGCAAGCAGTTCAGCAGCAATGTCATCTTCAATTTCGTAAGTCATACCACCACGATAAAACTGGTCTGTAGCAGAAATATCATCCTCGGTAGGATAACGCATCTCATACCATTCTCCACCCATGCGGAAAACACTAACGCCTTTATTCATGCGGTAGCGTGAGAATAGAGGACCCTCACTTAGTGGTCCTTCTGAAACAGTCGGTGTGACAAATTTATACATTAGATTCCTTTCAGAAACTAACCCTACCCCCCACCCGAAAGTGGGGGATAAGATTAATCACTGAGATTAGCCGATTGAAGATGCAGTCTCAATACGGTATAGTGACTCTTCACGGAAGCGTGAGAAGCCAAGAACGCCGTACCAACCCATTGGGCGGTGACGCATCAACTTGTCAGTCACAGGACCGATAACCACATGTGGCTCTTCGGCTACTGCTTCTGCAAGTGCTTGCTGACCAGCAATGAAGGTACGGTATACCTTCGTCTTCTTCTGTGCAGTGATTGATGCACCAGTTACAGTACCACTTAGAGAGGTAAGGAACGTGAATGAATCAGTAGCAACAGAAGTAATCTGCCAAGTAGCATTCAGACCAGTTACACCAGAACTTGCTGCGATAACAACAAAGTCACCAACAGAGAAGCCGTGTGCAGTAGCAGCAACAGTAGCAGTGTAACCACCAGCAATGTTAGAAGCAATTGTGATGCCAGTAACAGACTTAGTAGAACCGATAGTTGCACCATCGCCAGTAACCTTTAGACGTGGAGACTCAACGAAGTAAGCACCTTCGAATGAACCAATTTCTCCAGCCCAAATGTTTGAGGCTTCCTGGTAGTTGTGTGGGTCACGCCAAGCAGCGCCACCAGTTTCTGACCGAAGGTCATGTGAAACTTCAGGGTGGATACCTGCCCAGTACATGCTACCCTTACGGGCAACAGCATTGTTAGCACGCAACTTAGCAACAGCACGACGGATGTTAGCAGCGCTAAGAGTATCAGCAGTAGCAGCCTGACTAATAGCACTCTGTGAAGTAGCGTCTCCACCGTAGATTACGTTAGTTCCACCATCAAGTGCAGCCTGAGCCAATTCATCTACCGAGTCAGCCATGTTGTATGCAATGATATTTGCAACAGCAGGGTCAACATCAGCAAGGCTGAATAGGTTAAGTGCACGAGTAACGATTACAGCATTACCGTATTCGTTTAGCGTTACAGGGATTGACTTAGGTGTAGCCAAAGCAGACGCATCAACATCTGCAGTTTCTGTTAGAGTACCAGTGACACGATTGATATCGTTGTACAACTGGAATGTTACAGTAGAGCCAGGGTTCGTAAGAGCGACAGGACGCTTGTCAGCGACCGAACGAATAAGTGGCTGAGTACGCAGAGCGAATTCAATCAGCTTATCGTAAGCCTTCTGTACGAGACCAGCGCTACCAGCGGTACCACCTAGGGAGGCGGCAGCGGTGGAGGTATAGTTATTACCAGCCATAATTATTTTTCCTTAAGTTAGATTGATTTGCGATTAAGTACCGTAAATCATTGATAGAATATCGTCGGTACTTGATGCCTGACTTAGACGAAGCATTAAATCTTCTTCCCTATCAGGCGACAAAGCACCAGAAGTAACAACATCCATCTGACGAAGAGTAGCCAAGTCTTCCTGACTAATGCCAGGCTGACCTTCACCTTCTTCAGAAGCAGTTGAAACACCAAAGACATCGGAGTACTCATTCAACCAAGAGTCGAACTCTGTACTATTTACATCCATATCTTGTGGAATGAAAGCAGCAATCTTTGGACTGATGCCTTTATTTTCCAATACTGATTTGACGCTTAGTTCCCGTTGGTTCTTGCGCAACGAACCCAGTTCGGATTCTAGTTCCTTGATGCGCTTCTCTTTAGCACGGTCAGAACGACGCAGTTTCTTTACAACATCATCACCTGATGAACGCCGTTGTGGCGCTTGCTGCTCGTCTAAATCGTCCTCCAAGAAGTCATCTTCGAAGTCGTCATACCAGTCTTGATTATTGTTGCTCATCGCAACCCTTCTCCCTTATTGTTATGTTTTAACGTAGATTCGCACTCCCACACAGGGGTATGTGGGTTGGTTTCTACTACCGCTCTTATACGAGGTAGGGGGCGGTCAATCCTACCTGAGTTTATAGTTGTCCAGTCCTCTTGCGAGATAATGAACCTTGATTAATGCCAGTGCTGCCAGCAAACTGTCCACGAGCCTGAGACCTGAGACGCTTAACTTCTGTAGAATTTTTACCCAAGACGTTAACATTCTCTAGTTCCTTAGCAATATCAGCCTTGCCACCAAACTGCTGTTGAGCAGCCTGTAGACCAGCCATCTCTTGCTGACTCTGCATGTATCCTGTACGTGCAATGTCACGAGTGACACCCATGTTCGCAAGTTCCTCAGCACTAGTCTGTGTTTGCATACCGAACTCGCTAGCACCAGCACGAACATTGGATGCAGCAATTTTCTTTTGCAATTCTTTAGCACCATCTGGACCCTTCAGCAATGCTAGTGCTAAATCTTTACGACCAAGACTTGGAAAGTTCTTTTTGAGTTCATCTTTAAGATATTGGTCTGCATTATCTACAGCATCAAAAGCATTAGCAAGTCTATCTTGAACTTCACTAAACGAAACATCATTACCAATAATATCAGCAATATTCGTATTGCTTCCAAGAGTATTCAAACCATACTTATTGAACTCTTCTTTAATCTGCCTAGACAAAGTTCCATATTCAGCAATGTTAGGAATATGTCCGATATCTTCACCAGCAGCCTGACGCTGCTTCAACTTTTTAATACCAGCAAAACGTGCATTAAAAGCAGTAAGTTTAGGATTATCAGTAGCAAGAACTTGATTGGCAACATCTGCACCAGTAAAGCCTTGCTTATAAAAATCTTTAGAAGAAGTGTATAGTTCCTGAAGCCAAGGGGCTTCAACACCAACATCAGCAAAGTATGGCTTAAAGTAATTTACAAAAACTTGATAGGAAGGAATCCTAGCATTCTTTGCTGCCTCTACTCTAGCCGCATCAGCCTTAGCCTTAGCAAGTTCTTGATTAGTGTATCCACGCTTATTAGCCATACTAACCTCCAAAACCCATGCCAGTAGCAAACGATGAAGCCAAATCTATAGCCTCTTTATGTGCGGTAGAACTAAATTGAAAACGATGGTCATCACGAAGAATATTGCTAAACTCATTAACACTAAGTTTACGTGGCTTGCCACTAGCATCAGTAGCAGTCAATGCTTTCTGAATAGTAGGGTCATCAAGTTGAATAGTTGCACCAGGAACATCAAGCATGCTTGACATAGTATTAATATAATCCTGAGCAATATCTTTAAGCGTTAAAGATGGGTCAGACTTCATGTCATCAGCAAAACTACCATACAAAACAACAGCACGCTTACGCATACTGTCCTGTATCTTAATTAAATCAGTATCACCCTTGGTAATTTTGATAGTATTAGCAAGAACATCAGCCTTATTCAAACCCATAGAAGAAGCATAGTTTAGCAAAGCATTATATGTTGCACCCGCTTCGCCACCTAAAGGCTTACCAGCCTTGATGCTGTTACCAGCAAGAGCCTGAGCATAATCTAAAAGATAATCATTAGAATTGAAAGCGTATGATGTTGATGAACTAGAACTAGAACCAGTAGAACCACCAGTAGAACGTGAAAGTGTAGAACTTGAAGATGAACTACGTGATGCATATGCACGTTCTAGTTTATTTAATCCAGAAAGATATGATGACTTTTCTTTAACAGTAGCACGACGACCAAGAAGTTTTACAAGCAACTGGTCAAGTTGTGAATATGCACTTTCCTTGGGAGTAATGCTAACACTTGAACCAGAACCACTATCAGTACTTTTTGTATTTTTATTTGTAGTTTGACTTTTCAGAAGCGTGTCTAACGCTTGCTCCATGGCATCAATTTCGCCATCTTTATTAGTGTCCGCTGGATCAAATTTTTCTTCAGCCATAATTAACCACCTACAAGTTCTGGATTGATAGGATTAAGTTCATCTTGTGACAAATATCTGTCATATATCAAAGCAAAATCCTGATTGTTTTTCTTAATACTTTCACCAACAACATTCATAATCAAAGCATACTTCTCATTAACAGAAGCATCAATAGTTGTATATCCAGTACGTTTAACATTTTCTTGGAATGCAGCAACTACTACAGCACGATTATCCATGTAGGTTTTCAGACCAGCAATAGCCTTATTCTTTTTACCAACAGTATTCATAAACTGCTTGTCATTTAAGAACTTGTCCGCAATAGCAATATATCGGTCACTCTTAGCCAAAGTAATTGAATCATTCTTAGCACCCCAATAAGGGAATTGTTTTGCAACATTACTATGAAAACTATCTTTAACAATTTTCATGCCTTCTTTGAACTGAGGGTCCTTGAGGTCAATTCCTCTAGCATCGGCAACAGATGTCAGTTGGTCAATGTAACCAAAATACATAGCCCAACCAGCATTAACTTGCTGTTGTTTAGTAGCCTCTTCGACAGTCAGATTACGAGACTTTAATGGTTTACCATTAACTGCCATACCATACATGGCATCATCAACAATAGGACTGTAACTGTTATCTTTTCCAGCAATATTGAACAATGCACCAATAAACGGATTGTCTGTTTGATACTTATCTACAGCACTAAACAGTTTCATGTTACTATTGATTCCAGAAATTGTTTGACTATTACTAATCAAACCATAACGATTATCCACAAAACTAGAATTAACAACAGACACTACAGCAGGAGCAGAAGAGTAACCTTGTGCTTCAAGATTCTTTGTGAAAAGAATCATGCCATCATTGTAGTTTCCACCAGAGGCATTAATAGCCTTATTCATCTGCTGAGAAAGTTCAGAAGTAGTCTTGTATGAAACTTTACCACCAGCAAGAGGACCAGTAAATGAAGAAGCAGTCTCAATAATTAGAGACTTCTTAGCCATCTCCACTGACTTCTGATGGATATCATTATCATTTATTGGCTTTCCATTTAGAACATAGTCTGCAGTGATTTCTTTACGGGCAGCATCTACACGGGCACGCCAACGGTCACGTACCTGAGGTAGAGGAAACTTTCCTTCAGACATGCCTGCAGCAGCAGAAACCATCCAAGAGTTAATTGGAACAATTGCTTCGGAAAGATTACCAACAACACTAGCGCCACCCTGCTTTACATAGAAAGGTGAAATGAACGTATTAGAAAATTCATCAAGATTCATTCCAAGATTATCTTGAATGAAAGAATCAATACCATCTTTTTTGGCAGCCCACTTAAGCATTTCTGCAGTTAATGTAGCAGAACCAGGAGCACCAAAGGTGGGCAGAACAGGAACTTGACCTTGGAATACAATATCCAAACTTGTTGGAGCAATCTTTGTTCCAAATAGCCAGTCCATCTGCTGCTTATCTGCTTCAGTATCCCAAGGATTGCTGTATCCTACAACATTTCCAGCATCATCAGTTACAAGACCACTACGGTAGGGAGCATTGTACAACTTAGAAAGATTGTATGCTGTGCCTGGACTACGTAAAGAAGTTCCTAGCCAAAAACGACTAGAGTTCTGGTGTGCCATAAAGAATGGTGTCACAAATCGTAAGAACTTACCTGGGTCAGTATAGCGTTCAACACTGTACATGCGAGTCATTAGTTCTTTGTATGCACGATTAGTTGCAGTAGATTTAATTGCATCTGCTCGGCTTTCAATTAAAGCCTTAATCTGTGATTCAGAAATACTAGGATTCTTACGCTTTGCTTCATCAACAAGATTACGTGTTATGCGCTTCGCCGCAGAATCATGAACCATATTAAAGAATGGGTGACGAACTAAATGGTCTTCAGGCATTGTTCCTACGGCATTAAAGATTGCAGAAACAGTATTCTTGTAAAAGTTTACAAAACCTTTATCGTGTTGTTCAATGCTAGCAACAATGTCGTGACGGTCACGATACTGAATAGTCAAAGAATCTTTAACATTGAAACCATCAACAGCACGCTGGTAAAGGTTACCATACGATACACCACTAACAGAACTTGCCTCTGGAAGATACTGCTTAATCTGCAAATTCATTTCATTAATGATATCATTAACATTGTAATTTGGATTAGAGATAGCCTTGCCACGTTCAACAATATTTTGCTTTACTTCTGCTTTCCAGCGACGTGCCTCTGTCGAACCTTCAGCAACCCACTGCTTTGCATTCTTCAATGCCTCAGCAGGTGAAATTCCGTTAGCCAAATCTATTACAATACGGCTCTGTACAGCATCACGCATAATTACATTGTTGATGTAATCAGCGTGACCATTAGCCCAACGACCATCAGAACGTGAAATAAGTTGACGTGCATACCCAGCATTCAAAAATGACTGTCCGGTGAGACGACGCTCATCTGCCATAACACCAGTAGTGGATGCACGAGAACTAGTAAAAGTACGAAGCATATCTCCAGCATTACCTGCAAGAGACTGGTCAATATATACACCAGGATAAATTTCTACATGCTTCTTCTTACTAAAGGAAACAGTCTTTCCATTCTTAATATAAGCCTTGGTTAGAATGTTATCCAGTTCGTCACGTAGTTCTCCACGCTTGATAAGGATACCTGCGGTCAAATCTGCATGGTGATGTAGACGTGATAAACCAAGCATAATATTTTCAAGAGGTCCACGTACAGTATCAGCACCACCATGGTCGTACTTAGCCAAATCTTCTAAAGTAGTTTTGACCTTTGCAGAATATTCAGATAGACCACGGGCTAGTTCAGCACTGTCAGCACCCTGTGAAATAGAATGTGCAAGATTGTAATCTTCTTCAGCAATCGCTTTAATAAAAGCGTTTGTAGTATCATCGCCAATGGAAGGTTCAAAAATATTCTTGCGAACAGTATCTTGCAGATACTTTACAGTAGAATCCGCTTCTTTAATGCCAGAACTCTTATACTTGTCAATGTATTCAAAGTTTTTACGAACAAGAGAAACACACATGGTAATACCATCAGTGTTTTCAAACTCTTTACGCTTCACTTCATCAAGCATACCCTTGCGTGAAGAAGCAATAAGATTCTGTCCAGCAGTTTTAGGTGCAGATGTAGTCTTACCTAACTGACGTTCAATTTCTAAAAGTTCAGTATTCTTGGCATTGAACTCTGCTGAAGACTTTTTGGTTGCCTTGCGGAAGTTACGATTTTTTAATGTACGTACAACAGAACCTGGGTCATGGATGCCCTTAAACATGTCAGTCCAAGAGTAACCATAGTTAGTTGCAAAGTCAGCCATGGACGCAACGAAGCGAAGATGACCTTCACCTACGTTACGAGTAGTGTACTTGAGACTCATGAGAGTCACAGGCTTCCAAAGGAACGTATAGAATGTATCTAGACCCTCAACAGCAACATCTTTTGCTGTGCGAGCCATAGGCACTAGGGCATCTTTGATGCCAGAACCCATACCAGTTGTACCAGCAAGGTGACTTGACTCGGCATCATTCATCATCTGACGTACACCGATAGGTGACAATCCATCTTCAAGAATTGCACGCATAACATTACCTACAAGTGCAGGATTCTCTGACATAACTTGATTGAATAGGTCAAAGTCTACGCTAAAGTGTGCGTTAGGCACTTGTGTTTCAGTCAATGGGTGTTCACCCATAGCATTACGTACTGCTTGGCGGTCTGTTTCCTCAACTGTGGTACGACCTGCAGCAAGTGCACGGTCCAAAGCACCCTGTTCAACAATATCATCAAGATATGCATGAGAAATTGGGTTGCCCGTTAGGTCATCTATAACAGTGTAGTTTTTATCGTTAGAGAAAATCTTTTTCTTTTCACGAATCTGAGCACGAATGGTACTATTAATAAGTTCATTAGCAAAAACTTGTGCAGATTCAAGTTGATAAGCATTCATTCTACCGTACTGTTCACCATAATGCTTGCGCAGTAGACGTTCAATACCTTGTGCTTGAAGATTCTCGTACCAATTATACATTGCAGACTTAGTTGTCAACATGCGGTATTCATTTTGTAACTTTTTTTGAGTTTCTACACTCATGCCAGCAAGTTTAGCAATCTTTCGGACACGTGCATCTGCTTCAAGATACGAACGACGACCAGGCGCACCACCAATAAGTGCTACACCAGCAGGTGCTTCCTTGAGTGGAGTATTAGGATTAATCCACATGAGCATGCGACCATAGAAATCTTTACTAGTTGTATTGCGAACTAGTTCACGTTGAGTACTAAAACGCTTAGTGGCATCAACAGTAACAAACATACCATTAGTATTCATTGCAGCAGCATCTGCCTTCAGGCGTTCTGGCAAAGAAAACTTAGACCAAACCTTATTATCAATAACTTGCTCATTAGTTTCCACCAATGTGGAAGGAGCAAGTTGTTGAGTAATCTTTTCTGCTTCATCGTCAAGAGTCTTCAGATTATCATACAGTGCTTTTTCTGAAGCATTGTATGCAGCATGTTCTTCGGTAGTTGGAGTTGTATCTTTAAGGAATGCATCCTTAAGATTTTCTAAATCCTTTTGAATTTTTTGCGAAGAGTTGCTGTTGGCAAGCAATTGGGCATGCAAATCTTTACTACCCAACATAATCTTGTCGTAAGATTCCTTGTGACCCAATGCTGCACCTACAAGGTCTGCAACAGTAGTACGTCCACCAGTTTGGTATGCTGAAGATATAGCAGTGGCTAGACGTGTTGGGTCAGTTGATGACGCAACGAAACCATAATTTGCAATAGTCTTAATATCTGTTGGGTCTTTTTCAACAAGTTTCATAAACTCGTTAGCACCAGACTTAACATTTGAATCAGCTGCCGCAGTCTTTAGTTCAGTAACTAGACTTTCACGTGTTGGACCTAAAGCCTTATTCATGTCACGTGTGATTGCACGTCGTGTTAGACCTGCACCCTTATTTAGTGCAGCGGCTGCAGGGTCAAGAAAGTTAAAACCTGCATCTGCTACACCAGAAAAGAACTGTGCAGAACCAGAAGTAAAGTAATCATTTACTTCTTTAGCATTGTCCCAATTAATTTTATCGGAACCTTGTACGCCTGGAGTCCAGTCACCAATGACACCGACTAGGGCACGACCAGGAGAAATGCTGCGTCGCCATTCAGAATCACCAGGAACAGTTTCTTTAGCCTTATTGAAAGTTTCTTGCATACGTTCAAACACGCTCATGTCGCTACGTTCTGAAGTATACTTTTTGTTTGCTTCCATCAAAGCGGCAGTAAGTGCTGGTGCAGCGTAGTCACGATATGGCGTAGCAATATAGTTTAGAACTTCCATGGGACCCGCTAGGGAACCCAAAACTTTTTGACCAATAGAAGACTCTACCGCACCACTTGCAAAGTCGCCAATAGCATTCTTTGCTTTTTCAATAGGATTATTTGGGTTGTCGGCAATGTAATTTAGGGGATTTTGAATATCCATTACTTACCAATCTTCTTATTGTTGTTTAATACTAATAATTCGTTTAGGAAACCATTGCGTTCTTCTTCAGTTGACCAATCAATTGAAGCAAAAGGGAATACAACATGTGCGTTTTCTGCGCCTAGCATGTTTGTAAATGCCGCAATATGCTTCACTAAGTTCACTGAGTATTCCTCGCTTGGGTTTTAACAAAATTCCAGAACTCTTTGAATTCTGGTGGGGCATCGCCTTGTGCGGCGATAGTATCTAACTGGTCTGCATATTTATTAATCATAGCAAAACGATTAGGGATAGGTGTCTCGGGAGTATATCCTGGACCTACAGAAGCACCGTCAGTGACTGGTTCACCTGGACGTGCAGTTGGAGACATAATAGGTGTAACCGATGCGCCCATTTGCTGTGTGCCTTGGGCAAGTACATTCACTGGACTGGTTGGTGCAGCACCACCTGCTAGAGGTGCACCTGATGTGGCTGCTGCGGTTTCTGAACGATAACCATATTGTCCGTTTGATGGTATTGCTTGCATTGCTTGTTTGCTTCCTGGTCCACCGTCTGTACGGCGTGAAAGTCTACCTGGACCTGATACTGGTGCAGGATTTGCTGGTTTGCGGTATCCGCCACGAGGCATTATTCATCACCTTCTTCTGATATAAAATCATTTTCTATAGCATGTTGCACTAATCCAGTGACACGCCATGTTGGTATTCCATCTTCTGTAAAGAAACTCTTTGCCCAATAGTCTCCTTGAGCATCAAAATATTCTGCTACCAGAAAGTATGTTGTGCACATAGAGCCATTTTCACTATTCGATGTACCGTATGAATCTAGTAAATCTTTTAGTTTCCGTTTGAAAGTTTCTTCATTCACTACTATCCACCCATAGATGCAAGAATAGATGCAATGTCTGGTGGAGGTGTAGGACCTGCTTCAGCAGGTATCGCTTCTGGTGGAACGGCTGTCTGTTGTGGAGGTGTGGTTGCTTCTACAGGCATGCCACCACCCATAGCGGAAAGCATCTGGTCTGGAGACATTGGTGCTGGCGCAGCAGGTTCTACTGGTGCAGGTGGAGCGAATGCTTCCATGACTGCATCTTCAATCATTTGACCCTTACGTCGCTTATCGATGACTAGTGCCATCTTGCGAACAATATCGGATGGGTCTTGTCCTTGTGACGCCATCTGTGGAATTGCTTGTGCCAGGGATGCTAGTGAACCTGAAAGCGAGTCACGCATACGTTCAACATCAATGAATTCTTCTTCTTGAGAAACATTCATTGCCCAAGGCAATTCTCTCATAACAAAGTCACGAGATACCAGATTGGCTTGCAAAGCCTGTAGTGCAAAGATTAGTGCACGATTCGGGTCAAGTCCAGCCATAAGACCGTAACGTGCCTGAATGGTGTAGTCGCCTGCAATGTCCTTTACAGGGTCGTATTCAATTTCGTAGGTTGTGCCAGAAACTGTACCAGTAATCTTTTTGATTCCGCCAAATAGGCGTTCGTCCATTTTGAATGCTAGTGAGAAAACATCTTCGAACAGTTCCTGCAGGACTTGCTGTCCAGCCTTAACCTGTGTATCGAAGCCACCAAGAAGCGCCTGTACACCAGAACCAGTAATGACACTGGCATCAATTTGTCCAGAGCGTCCTTCAGGGTAACGTGCACCCATACGCATTTCTGCTTCAAGAGACTGTTGTTCCTGGAATACACCTGGTGGAACTTGCAGAGGAACTCTGCCAATACCTGCAGGATTACTGGAACGTAGAATGGCATCGGGACCAAAAGCAAATTCTTGAACATCGTTAGGAACGACGAATGGTGCATTAACAGCTTTCTCTGCAGCGTCCATCTGTAGCCATGCAAAGCGTGCACGTGCAAGTTGCGGGTAAATAATGTCATCAAACTGTCCACGTGGATTGTCTGGGTCAATACCTGGGCGACGTGCGATACGCACAGTAATTTCACCCATAGGGTTTGCTGCACGAAGCAGTACGGTGTTGTTGCGCTCAGGAAGGAATAGTGCTACTTGTTCTTTATCTTCGTAGCGGATTAGTTCTAGAACTGCGCTTAGTTCTTGCTGGCGACCATTCTTACCAAGAATCTGTGACTCGTATTCGGGAAATTCGACAATGAGTTCACCAACAGTCTTGATGTATCGCTTAGTGTACGACACGAGTCGTCCGTGGCGGTCATATTCTGGGTAAGCACCCAGTGGGTTTTCCACACGGATTCGTGGCATAAAGTTTTCGAAATCTGGTTCAACAACGATAGGTAGGAAGCCGTATGTCAAGTACCAGTCTGCACCAACATACATTTGTGTCTGTAACTTAGACGCTTGTACATAGTGGTTGACAATGGTTGTTTTCTTGTCGGCACGCTTCTTAGCTCGGTCATTGTTGCTATTTGATGTGCTGCAGTTTAGTGAAGGTAGCGGAGCTAGTACTTCAGAGATGTCACGTGCAGCAACATCGATAAAGTTTGCTACCATTGACTGACTCATTTCCTCAGGGAAAAAGTCTGGTGCTACGGTAGCAATGTTGCCTTTACGTACGGCGAGGATATCTTGCATTGCACCATCTCGTTCAGCAAAGCGCTGTTTGAGAACATGCACCTTGTCTGAGATTTGTTCAATAGTAAGCATTAATATCCTTAAATAAAGATGACTTCCTGCTGTGAGGCAAGGTCGTCAAGATTAACAACATTCCTTTGATTACCTTGACGGTTAGAAATGTAACGGTTGTCGAAATAGTATTTAACATTTGTTCCTGTGCGCACAATTTCTTGTGCACGCATTTCGCAAAACCACAAAGCCATAACAAGGTCTGTAGGACCTTTAGTGTCAGCAGACCAAGTGATTAACTGGTTTACTAAAGCCTTAGTGTGTTCGTTGCAGTTGTCTGGTAGTTCTAGAAGGTTGTCGTCCTGGAACTTGCCATCCCTGATAGTACCCATGAGGTTAGAGATTGCGGCGACACCGAATGAGGTGTCCCACTTATTCTTTCCCGTAAACTGTTCTGATAGGCGGCATCCTCTAGATGCAAGCCATTGACGCAAGTCTTGGTCCAGGGAGAAGGCTTTCTGGAAAGCATTAATTTCGATACGTACTTCGGCAGGACCATAACGGATAACCCATTCTTCAATCAGGCTACGAATCTTACGTGGCGTAGGGTCTCCCATGTTGTGTGCATCCAGAACAATACGGTGACCACTATCCCTATCGACAGCATACATGATGGCAGCAGTCTTACCTGACATGGCGGGGTCTAGCCCCATCACAATATACCATGAGCCACCATCGGGATGCCCTGGGGCATTATAGTTTAGAGGTCCAGGTTTACGTGCCCTGTTGATGCAGCCGTTAACCACCATGGGTGGGAATACTGCATCTTCTTCAACATCTTGTTGCTGGTACACGAGCGCCCAGGTGGAGGCGGAGACTTCGCCACGACGACGATTCAACTCGGGACCATTCCATTTAGGATAGTAGCCGTTTTCGTTAGGTAGTTCGTCCTCGTCGCCATCCCAGGGACGGTCAGACCAAGCCCATAAGGTTTCCCAATTTTCGGTCTTGTCGGCGAACTCTAAAACGGCGGGCATAGCCAGATAAGTGAAAGGAGAATCACCTGCAGCCCAATGGTCAGGATTACGCAACTCCTTGTAGAAGTCTACAGAAGCAACACGTGTACCAGCAATAATAAGTTTACCATTCTTACCAAGACGAGTAATAACCATCTTTTGAAGCCAGTTCATCTGCTTCTCCCACTCGTGGGCATTCGTAGTGGTCACAATATCGTCAAGAATAATCAAATCGGCACGAGTACCATAAATCTGCTGACCAATACCAAGCGCCTGAACCGTAGGGTCCTTCTCGCCAGACGTACGCTCAAGATAGATACGGTCCTGAGTCCACTGGTCCGCCGTAGCCTTAAAGCCACCAGGAGGACCATACACCTGCTGCATCTTCAACCACTGCGGCTCCGTAAGACGCTGCTTGATAGAATACAAAAACTCCTTAGCCCTAGTCTGGGTCTGAGAAGCAATAACAATACGAATATTAGGATTCATCGCAATACGGTAAGCAGCATAATTAACTGTTAAAACCGTAGACTTAGCATGCTCAGGCGGAACATTAATCAAAAGACGATTATTATGCCCAGGCTGATAAGTCATAGCATCATGGAGCCAAGAAGGCTCCTTGCCCTCCAAAACATCAATCCAAGACTGATGATGAGGAAAAACCTCAGAATTCAGAAACTCTTTAGAAAACGTAGCAAAATCAAGAGTCTTCGCAGAATCCACATCCAAAGACGCAATGACAGTATCAGAACCCTTAATCTGAGCAGATTCCAAATCACCAGCAAACTTTAAGTCCTTCAACCAAGAACGAAGAACTTCCTTCTTACGACCCACCTGCTGCAAAGCAACAAAAACATCAATACCCTCAGAGACAAGGGATAAAACCTTAGACTGGTCCTCGGCTAACTTAACTCTCGTATGATGCAATGCACCCGACTTAGCAGCCAAAATAACCTCATAAACAAAACAACAAATAAACACACATAACAACACCGCCGCAAGAGCGGTGTAAAACACACACAATAACGCATCACGCAAGTGATGCTATATACAATAATTAACTATACATATATACTAACCCAATTACACAGACCCCGTAACGCACAAAAGTAAAAAAACTTTTATTAAATTTATGTAAACAACAAAAACCCTTT